CATTTCAGGAGGATGTTTTATCCGATTTCAAAGACAATAGATTTAATATCGTATTGAAATCTCGTCAGCTAGGTATATCTACCTTGGTGGCGGGATTTTCGCTTTGGAAAATGATTTTTAATAATGACTTTAACGTGTTGGTTATTGCAACAAAACAAGAAGTTGCAAAAAACCTTGTACTTAAAGTTAGAGTTATGAATGAGTTTCTTCCATCTTGGTTAAAAGTAACTGAACAGGAAGATAACAAACTTTCACTTCGTTTTACAAATGGTTCTCAAATCAAAGCAATTTCATCTAAACCAGATGCAGGACGTTCAGAAGCGCTATCATTACTTGTATTTGATGAGGCAGCATTCATTGACTATATTGATGATATTTGGACTTCAGCACAATCAACTCTTTCAACGGGTGGTAGTTGTATTGCACTTTCTACTCCTAATGGTGTGGGTAACTGGTTCCATCAGATGTGGGTAGGTGCTGAAAATCACGAGAATTTATTTAATACAATAAAACTCCATTGGACGGTTCATCCTGAAAGAGACCAAAGTTGGAGAGATGAACAAGAAACACAATTAGGAAAAAAAGGAGCGGCACAAGAATGTGATTGTGACTTTATTTCAACAGGTGATACTGTCATAGATTCAGAAATTCTTATTAAATATTTAGATAACCATATTCAGGAACCAATAGAGAAAAAAGGATTTGATGGAAACTATTGGATATGGAAAAGACCAGATTACACTAAAAATTATTTATTGTGTGCGGACGTAGCGAGAGGCGATGGTGCGGATTTTTCTGCATTTCATGTAATAGAATTGGATAGTTGTGAACAAGTTGCCGAATATAAAGGGAAAATAGAACCAACTGAATTTGGTAATTTTTTAGTAATGGCAGCAACCGAATACAATGATGCTTTATTGGTTATAGATAATGCAAATATTGGATGGGCAACAATACAAAGAGTTTTGGATAGAGATTATAAAAATTTATTCTATTCAAATGATGATATAAAATATGTTGATATAGATACACAATGGACAAATAAATGGTATCGTAAAGAAAAGAATATGACACCTGGGTTTGGTATATCATCAAAAACACGTCCTTTGATTGTTTCTAAAATAGATAACTATATGAGAGAAACATCTGTTATTTTACATAGTAAAAGATTGATAGATGAATTTTTTGTATTCATATGGGGACCAGCAAGTAGAGCAGAAGCAATGCGAGGATATAATGATGACCTTATATTTGCATTAGGTATTGGATTGTGGATTAGAGATACTGCATTAAGATTAAAACAAGAAGGAATTGATTTAACAAGACAGGCTTTAAATGGCATAACACAAACCAAATATGAAATGTTTTATTCATCAACAGATTTTCAGGAAAATCCATACAAAATGAAAATAGGAGGACAAGAAGGAGAAGAAGATTTAATGTGGCTAATTGATAGGTCCTCAATTCGTAAATAATATTATATTTATATAAATAAGACAAAATATATTAACTATGACAAATTATAGAGCATTTAAGAGTGTAGCAGTAACATCAGCAGAATCACCTTATAATATGAAAACAAATGCACCAAAACATTGGGGTATTTTACTTGGAAAAAATGCAAGTGGAAGTATCACATTAGAAGGTGGTGGAACTATTCTTATGGTAGATATTGATGACCATAATGTTTTTCCTTGCTATGGACAAACATTGTCCGTATCTAGTGGGACTGTTTATGTACTTCAATAAAAATTAAAAAATGATAAAGTTAAAAACATTATTAAATACCCAAGAAAATGTACAAAATAATTTGTTTGATACAAATAAATTAAGTATATTTGAAGGATTGGTTTATCATATTAGTAAACAAATTCCATTGGAAGAAAACATTTACAGATATGAAAGCCAAAATTATTTTAAATTATTTGTTGAAGCTAGAAAATTGTGGAAAGAAGGAATATTAGAAGTAACAAATAAAAATGATTTGTTCTTTTTAGAAAGTAATTTAGGTGAAACTGCACTATATGAAGGTAAGCAGGTTTATTTAGATTTTCCGTACATAAACGAAGAAGAAGAAAAAAAAGAACCACTTAATCAACCAAAAAGAGGTGGTCCAAAAAAATTCTATGTTTATGTTAAGGATGGCGATAGTGTAAAGAAAGTAACATTTGGTGATACAACAGGTCTTTCTGTTAAAATAAATGATTTAGAAGCATCTAAAGCATTTGCAGCAAGACATAAATGTGACCAAGAGAAGGATAAAACATCAGCGAATTATTGGGGATGCCATCTACCAAGATACGCAAAACAATTAGGACTGGGTAAACCGGCATATAGATATTGGTAATATGAAACCATATAATGAATTTCCGTTAGCGGAAAATGAAAAATTAAGGTTATTTAAAATGGATGTTAACGAAGAAGAATTGAGTTGGCATTTGGATGAAAAAGATAGAGAGATTCAAATAATAGAAGGATATGATTGGAAGTTACAATTTGAAAACGAACTTCCAATAGAATTAAATAAAGGTTTCAATATCAGAATACCAAAACAAACATGGCACAGAGTTTGGAAAGGTACAACTGATTTGATGATAAAAATAAAAGAATTGTAATGGCAGATACATCATTATTTGGTAGGTTAAAAAAGTTATTTACTGGTCAAATTATTATTCGTAATGTTGGCGGTAATAAACTTAAAGTGGTTGATTACGACGAAACACAAGCAGTAGCAACAAATTTAAGAGATAGATTCTTAAGAATGACTACTTCTGCTACCCAATACAATTATGAAAACTATATAGCATATCAGCAAGTTAGACAGGAGTTATTCAGAGATTATGATGCAATGGATAATGACCCAATAGTTGCATCTGTATTAGATATCTATTCCGATGAATGTACAACTAGAAATGAATATGGAAAAGTACTTACAATCAAATCACAGGATGACCAAGTAAAAGATATTTTAGAAAATTTATTCTATGATATTTTAAATATTGATTTCAATTTATGGCCTTGGATTAGAAACCTTTGTAAATACGGAGATTTCTTTTTAGTATTAGAAATTGCACCGGAATTAGGTATTGTATCAGTTCAACCTGTTTCAACTTATGAAATGAATAGAGTTGAAGAATATGATAAAGACCATTTACAAAAAGTTAAATTTATTCAAACACCAATAACTGTCCGTTCAACTTATACGGCAGGACAAAAGATTGAATACGAAAACTACGAGGTTGCTCATTTTAGACATTTAGCAGATACAAACTGGCTACCATATGGTAAATCAATATTAGAAGGAGCTAGAAGAGTTTGGAAACAATTAACTATGATGGAAGATGCTATGTTAATCCATCGTATCACGAGAGCACCAGCTAAAAGAAAATTCAAAATTGATATTGGTAATATACCTCCTCATGAAGTTGAAAACTACATGAAGAGAATTATATCACAATCTAAAAAGCAACCATACATAAATGAAACTACTGGAGATTATAACTTAAAGTATAATATTCAAAACATTATGGAAGATTTTTATTTTCCGGTGAGAGGTAGTGATAGTGGAACTGATGTTGAAAATTTAGAAGGATTGGAGTATGTTGCAATTGATGACATAAATTATCTTAAAAATAAATTTATGGCTGCTTTAAAAGTTCCAAAAGCATTTTTAGGATATGAGGAAAATGTAAGTGGTAAAGCAACATTGGCAGCAGAAGATGTTCGTTTTGCTAGAACAATAGATAGATTACAAAAGATTGTTATTAGTGAATTGTATAAAATAGCGATAACACACTTATATGCACAAAATATAACAGATGATAGATTAGTTAACTTTGATTTAGAATTAACAAATCCTTCAACAATTGCTGAGCAGGAAAAAATTAACCTATGGTCAAACAAAGTTAATTTAGCAAGAGATATGCAAGATAACAAAATTGTATCAACAGATTGGATATATAAAAATGTATTTCATTTTACAAATGATGAATGTGAAGATTTGAGAAATCAATTAATTGAAGATGCAAAAGAAAGATTCCGTTTAACACAAATTGAAACAGCAGGACAAGACCCTAAAGCAGAAGCAGAACAACAAAAAACAGATGTTAATGGTGAATTGGGAAAATTTAAAGGAGAGGATGAACAACAGGGTGATGATACTGGTGTAGATGAAGATGAAAAAATTAAAGAATTAGAAAATGATTTAGGTGTTAGTGAAGCTAATAAACCAGCAGGAAGACCTAAATCTGCAAACAGATACGAAAAAGATGATTCTAAATTTGGTAGAGACCCATTAGGAAAAAAAGAAAACCAAAAAGTATTTGAATCCGAATTCCGTAAGAAACTTATTAAACAATTAAAGGACCAATATAATCCAAAACATATAATTTTAGAAGGAAAGAATATGATGGATGAGAATAATATTTTTGAAATTTAATTCTGTATATTTATATATTAGGAAAATAACATTATGAAATCAATAAAACATTCCAAATTTAGAAACACAGGGTTCATATTTGAACTTTTAGTTAGACAAGTGACCTCTGATATTCTAAATGGCAGACCAAAATCTATTGCTGAAAATTTATTAAAAAAATATTTTAATTCTAAAACTGAATTACATAGTGAATTAAAATTATATCAATTTTTGGTTAATGAAAAATACAATGCAGAAAATAGAGCAGAAAAGTTCATTAGTGCTATTTTAGAAACACGTTCTAAATTAAATGAGAAAAAAATCCTCAGGGAAAAATATGAATTAATA